GTTGGCTAACGATGTAAAAACACAGTGGGCGGTTTATAGATCCGAACTCCGCAACATTACAGATCTAGATGAATGGCCGAACTTAGCTGACGAAGATTGGCCTATAGCACCGTAAGGATAGAGCATGGATAAACGTACACGTACACTTTCACAAGCACACTCTCGGATTGATGATGTTGAGAAAGACGTTATTGAAATTAAAACCGAGATGAAAATACAACTGAAAGATTTGTATAATCGTATCAAAAGAATGGAAGCGATTATGATTTGTATAACTGGCGCAAGTTTGTTGCTGCTATTACGAATGACTTTTCTGAGCTAGGCACATGGACCCGGTTAGCTGCGTAGCTTTAGCGACAGGGGCGTATAAAACGCTGAAAGCTGCTATAAGCACGGGAAAAGATCTACAAGACATGACAGGAACTTTGTCACAGTGGGGCAAAGCTTTTTCTGATTTTAGCAATTTAGAAGAACGAGAAAAGAACCCTCCTTTTTGGAAGAAAACATTTAAAGGATCTGATGAAGAAACAGCATTAGAAATATTTGCTAATAAAAAGAAAATGGAGCAAATGAGAGCTGAGATTAAAGATCATATTTCTTGGAACTACGGACCTAGTGCTTGGAAAGAAGTGTTGCAAATAGAAGCAGATATGCGGCGAAAAAGAAAGCAAGAGTTGTATAAAAAACAGGAGCAAATTGATGCGGCTATTAACTTTGCTATTGGGTTTATTATTTTTGTCCTCAGTGGTGGTATCTTGTTCTGCATTTTCTATTTCATCGGCAAATGGCAAGGGCGTTGGTAATCATGTGGGTGCTATTATGGTTACAATTAGTGAGTGGAAGTTTTGATCATTACCACGTAGGTAGTTACTCTAGTGAAGAAGCTTGTAAGCAAGGCAAAGCAGAAGCAAAGGTGCTAGTCACCAGCCAAAACTCTAAAGTAGTGTGTATTAAAATTGAACGGTGATATTAAAAGAATGGCGTAATAAATTTATTATCTATGATAAAAACGGAAAAGTTGTTATAATTACACGCGATAAAAATGTAGCGGTTAAATACGCAAGGTCTTTGAAATGACTGAATTTGAAAAAGCTGATCTAAACAATAACGGCGTTATAGAAAAAGCTGAGTGGAACAAACTGGCTTTGGAAGATCGCAGATTAGAAATGATTGACCGGGATTTAAAGCGCAATGCGGAGCGTAGGTTTACAGGCGCGGCGCTCTCCGGGATGTTAATATATCCGTTTTTTATATTGTTAGCATCCGTATTAGGATTTGACCAAGCAGCTAGTTTGATAACAGATGTTGCATCAGTTTATGTCTTGGCGGCGAGTGCAATCGTGGGAAGTTTTATGGGCTTCAACGCCTACAGTGCAAAAGCTGAAAGCAAGAAAGCAAGCATAAAGATGGAGGGAGATTGATGTTACAAAGCGTAATTGGACCAATAGCTCAATTAGCTGGTAGCTGGCTGGACGCAAAGACTACAAAGCAAGCTGCGGAAGCTAAACTAAAACTTACAGAGGCAGAAGCTAAAGCAAAGATACTTTTAAGCAAAGAAACTTCTGTTGCTGATTGGGAACGGATCATGGCAGAAAACTCTGCTGGGTCGTGGAAAGACGAATTTTTTGTAATTGTTCTAAGTATTCCTATGATTTTATGTTTTATTCCGGGTTTAGAGGGTGTGGTGCATCATGGTTTTGAACAACTGTCTATGGCCCCGGATTGGTATATGTACGCTTTGTTAACTGCAATATCAGCGTCATTTGGTTTGCGTGGATTTAAACAATTCTTGGGTAAGAAATAATGAAGGTAAATGTCGGATTAGCATTTGCAATGGTTGTGCAGTTGGTTGCGTTGGTATGGTATATCAGTGGTCTTGTGCATGATCTTGAACATTTGCAAGGTACTGTATCAGTGCAGCAAGATTTGCTTGATATTATAGATCAGGACGTAAATGATCTGTGGGCTTTCTGTACTTTTACCGAAAACAAGTGGGCAGAGGCTTACACAAGTGATATGGTGTACGAAAGATTGTGCGGAACAAAGGAGTTTGTTGAGCAATGACTTTTAAACTAGGAAAGCGTAGCCTTGAAAGATTAGAAGGTGTAGACGAGCGTCTGGTTGCTGTTGTTAAACACGCAATCGGTGTAAGTAAAATTGATTTTGGTTGTATTTGTGGGCTTAGAACCATTGAAGAACAAAAAGCATTGGTTGCAAAAGGTGCAAGTCAGACCATGAAGTCTAAGCATATTGATGGTATCGCCGTTGATTTAATGGCGTACATTGGTAGCCGAGCAAGTTGGGAACTTAATTTGTATGACGATATAGCTGATGCAATGGCAGAGGGTGCAAGAGTTTGTGATGTTCCTGTGCGTTGGGGTGCAGCATGGACTGTACCAAACATAGCGCATTGGGATGGCACGATGGAGGCTGCAATGAATGATTACGTTGATACCCGGCGTGGTCAAGGTCGCAGACCGTTTATTGATGGCCCGCATTTTGAATTGATGGTGTAGTCATGGCAAAGAGCACAGTCAATAAAGCTAAGATTTACACAAAGCCTGAGATGCGAAAGCGTCAGTTTCGATCAATACTCAATAGCAATGTGCAAGGAACAGCCGCCGGAAAGTGGTCGGCTCGGAAAGCACAACTCCTTGCAAAAAGATACAAAGCTGCTGGTGGAGGATATAAGTCGTGAAAGCTCCGCAACGATCTCTGATGAATTGGGGAAAACAAAACTGGCGTACTAAGTCTGGTAAAAAGTCTAGTGAAACTGGTGAGCGTTACTTGCCAGAGAAAGCAATCAAGGCTTTGACACCAGAAGAGTACGCTGCGACTACACGAGCTAAACGTGCTGGTGGTGGCACTGGTCAGACTGTACCACAGCCAAAGAAGATTAGAGACAAGACAAGAAAGTATCGGAGCTAGGTATGGCTAAGACACCAGCATGGCAACGTAAAGCAGGTAAGGCAAAGAAGGGCGGTCTTAACGAAGAGGGCCGCAGGTCTTACGAGAAAGAGAACCCAGGCTCAGACCTAAAAGCACCTGTTAAGTCTGGCAACAATCCTAGACGTGCATCGTTTCTACAGCGCATGGGTAATATGAAGGGTCCAGAGCGAGATGAAAAAGGTAAACCAACTCGGTTGTTACTATCGTTGAGAGCTTGGGGTGCATCAAGCAAGGCTGATGCCAGAGCAAAGGGCAAACGAATATCAGCAATAAACAAAAGGAAGAAGCAAAATGCCTGAGAGATTAGAACGTAGCCTGATGAACCAGGCAAAGAAAAAAGGTCTTACTGGTAAAGAAAGAGACAAATATGTATATGGTACGTTGACTAAGGTTGCCGGACCAAAGGGAAGTAAACAAGCAGCGAGGACAGGAAATGTACGGAAAAAAACGTAAACCTAAAAAGTCTATGATGAATGGCGGCTATGGCAAAGGGAGTTAAATATTAATGGCAAAAGGGGTTAAACACTACTTGCCCAATGGCAAAGAATACACCGGGGCTACACATAAGATGCCCGACGGCTCTTTGCACACTGGAGCAAAGCATACAAAAAGCAGTCAGGTCTTGTCGCATAAAAAACCAAAGTCGATGATGAACAAGAAGTAGCTATGGTCTTGGCATAGGCTTTACGTAGTCTTTGGAAACTACGTTAGTGCCTTTACAGAAAATAGCTACGTCTTTGCCATAAGGCTCTAGTATATTTGACATATAATCTATACTGTATGAGCAATCATCAAAGCTTGGAAGCAGTATGCTTGTCTTTACCTGTTCACCTTGCACAGTGTAAAATATCATCATAAATGTAAAATACGTTTTTATCATTGTGTATACCTCATTAATTTGTTAATTTATTTTGTGGGCAGTAAAGCTAGCGTATGCAAGCTACTCAATCCTATATTGTAAAACCTTACTGCCCAACGATTTCTTTCCAAGGCTCTACAGGTAAAGTTATATGACGCTTACGCTCTACAGTTCTGATTGTAGTCTTACCCTTACCGTTTGCCCTATGAAACTCCACACCCATTCTATACGCAAGTGTGCGTAAGTTAGACGGATCTATGCCTAATTTATCAGCAGCAGTTTTTATAGTATAGTCTTTATACTGCTCAAGAAGTTCTTTTGTCTCGTAGTAATAACGAGTTTTCAAAGCTGGGTATGGTTTCATGGCTAGAATGGAATTTCATCCTCTCCCAAGGGAGGTTCAGTTGTTTGTTGTTGTTGCTGCATTGGTTGCTCTTCCATTGGTTTGTTAGGAAACAAAGGGAAGCTTGCAACTTTAGGCCACATTTTTGGATCATCTCCGTTTCGATGTTGTAGTTGTACGCTTACAGATATGCCATGATCTATCATTGCTTTCTTTACCTTCTCAGCCACAGCAAGCGTAGCCTGGTCAAAGCGTTTGTCCTTTGGCACATTGATCCATGCTGAAGCTCTCATTTCTACAGCCTGTCCGTTGTTCATAAAGCCATCTATCGTTAGTGACTTTACTCCTAGTGTTGGTCTATTGCTCAAAGCTATTCTCCTTTTCTGTTAATCTTTGCACTAGCCTTTGAAATAATTCTGGGTGACTTGACTTCAGTTGGTCAAGATAAGCGTCATCCGTCTTTCTGTCCACCTCAGCAAGTTCTCTACTGGATTTTGCTTGTTGATATTGTTTGGTTAAATCTGTACACCACGCAACCCATTCTTCTTGGTTTTGTGGCATTGTTTCAACATTGTTTTGCTCTTCTTCTATTTCTTTTAAAGCTGTTTCTTTTCTTTTGGCTGCAACAAGCTCATTGGCTGAAGCATAGCTACCACCGTGTAGCCCAATGGATGCTAACGCTCTTCCTATCGCGGAAGTCTCTCCGTTCTCTATGGCACTTGTTTTGTTTACGTTTGAAGATCCTCTAATTTCTTCAGCATACCCACTGCCTATTATCATTCCGTCTTTGTTTTTAATAACAGCTTGCACTATAACACGTTGCCCATTGTCATCTACAATATTTGTTTCAATGCCCATGTTGGTTCCAAAAGCTTTTCGAAAAGCCTCGAGGCGTACAAATACTTCTGTGTACTTTTTACCGCCACGTTGCGTAACACCGTGAGTACGGTTGAGGTCGTTAACCTCAGCCATTGCTTTAATTAAATCTGTCATCTTTTACCAAACA